CCCCATCTATCTGCTACCCATCTTGATAGAGCACTCCATGTTGCTCCTGCCATTTTTCTCTTTACTATCTCTTCTTTTGCCTCTTCTGGTATTACGAATGTTGTCATTCTTGTCTCCTATATTGTTTCTAATCTTTAGGTACTCTCCTGTTTGGGGGATTCCTATATCCATTAGGGTCTGGTCTAGGGCTTCTTGGTGCCCCGTATTGCTTTTCTAATGACTTTTTATAGTTTCCTAAAAAAGGCATATTATTTAGTTTACCATCTTTTTTGTCTTTCGACCAATCAGTTTCCATTTTTTCAACTTCTTGTGTAGATTGAGTCGTAAATTTTATACCGTATTTTTCAGGATTATCTGAAATATCTTGATTTAATGCATCAATATTTTCCATATCTTTTTTATATCTTCTTTGCATATCAGTCATGCCGTCTTCTTTTTTTAGTTCTTTACGAACATCATTAATTAGTGAGACCACATATTGACTTAATTGATCTGTTTTCTTCAATCCAAAAGCTCTATCCTCTGCGTTTCGCTCTCTAGCTTCCATAAAAGATTCCATGTCTCTTTCTTCTAAAGATGTTTTTACATTATTGTCTGGTGTTAATCCACCAGTTCTACCTAAATCAAACTTAGGTTTATCTTTGTCTTTAATTAAGTCTAGTGTTTTTTCTTGTGTTTCTTGTAGCCACTTATCTAATTTATCTGGACCACTAGCTTTCTTTTTCTTTTTTTCGTTTTCTTTTATTTTTTGTTTTTCAGATAGTTTCTTCTTTTTCTTTTTAGACTTTGTGCCACTGTATGTTTCAGTAAATATTCCGGGATCAGATGCTACGGCAACTATGTCTCCCGCACCTGAAGTAGCTCCTCCAAAGTCTTTATACAGTTTTTCTACCTTAGAGTCTTCTTTTTTATCAACTTCCATCAAATGCCCCATTCTTGCTTTAAGGTGTGATAAAGCTTTTGATGAGTCTTTCGCATTTATTGCAGTTGTCGCTTCTTTTTCATGGTGTTGACTTGCTCTCCTATGATAAGAAGATCCTGTCTTTTTAGGATGATGGATAGCTTTAACACCATTTTCATAATAATATACTACAGAACCATCAGGTCTAGTTTCCCTATGATCATAAGAATGATCTGAATATTCATCGGGCTCGTTAGGAGATTTAGGTGACGCTGATTTTGGTAAAGTTTTATACTTAGTGTCCTTTGGATTAAACTTCATTTTAGCCATTAGTCATCGTCCTCATCATCATCATAGCGTTCTACATTTACAGCTTTTGGTTTAGATGTGCCATCTCCTGTTTCAGCAGTATAGGCATCACTAAAGTATTTTTTACCTCCAGCCTCAGAAAATACTGGGTTTCCAAAGTATGCTTTTTCTATTTTATCAACTCCAGTCCCTGATAAGTTTCCTGTATATTCTTCCCCGTTATTAGAGAACCATACTTTATTACCGTCAGGTGATATCTGTTTAATAATTGGGAATTGATATCCTTGATCAGATAGACTGTCAATCCAAGTAGATGTTGTCACACCTTTCTTGAGATCAGGATTTTTTATATTCTTTGATTGTATATTTTCAAATCCTCTGGGAGTATCTACGACAGCGTTTTCAACAGGCACTTCTTGTGAGCCCTCTTCACTTTCTTCTTCAGGCACGGTGCCCTCAGCATCTACAGGGACATCACCCTCACCTTCACCTTCTTCTGGAACATCTCCCTGTGCAGCCTGTTGCTCTGCTTGTTGAGCTTGCATCTCCATTTGTGCTTCTGCTTGTGCAGCTTGCATTTCAGCTTGTTCAAGTGCTAATGCTTGTTGTTCACCCTGTAACTTAGCAGTAGGAACTGCCTGACCGCTAACAATAAAGTCAAGTTGATCTATCTTAAGGTTGTTACCAGCAAGATTAACATCAAAACCCATTCCTAACATTTGAGCTGCAATCGCTGTTCTCTGTTGTGACTGAGCAATTCTAGTAGCTTCTGCTTTTTCTTCGGGATTAGGTAATACTATTTTCCAGTCTGTAACACCAAAGTTATCTAATATAGCAGGGAATACTTTTTCCATTATTTGTCGTTGATCTCTTTCAACAACTCTACCCATTACAGTCAATTGTGATGTTTGTTGTGTCAAACCACCAAATGAATCAGGAGCACCCTGCCACATTGGAGCTACACCCCATATAGCAGATACTCTTTCTCGTATCTCTGCTCTTACAGGTAAGTAATCCATCTCTTGTAATGTATGGAATAGTCTTACCATGTCAACTCTACCTCTATTTGTTCTAGAAGATACAGCAATCATAGGTATGTAGTTAGGATCTTGCCTTGTTTTTGCAGCAAGTGCTTCACGTTCTCTCTTTAAACTTTCTGGATCATCTGTAGTTACCATAACCATAGATGCAGGCATTTTTCTTTCAAAGAAATACCTGTATAAGTTTCTGTCCATACCAATTAAGGTTAGAGCTTTTTCAAATATTGTTAAAATAGGTGACCAACCATATGTCTCAGTTGGATTAAATTTAGATAGATGTACAACTTCAGTGTCTAAAAAGTAATGCACCTCTGTTCTATATAAATATCGGTACATTGCAGGTTGTAGTTTTTGTTTACAATCTTCTTCAGGACATTCTTCTGGAGATTCTTTTATCTGTTCTCTATGTAATGGGCAAAAGAAATGAGAGTTTTTAGGTAGCCCTGTTTCATCTAAGTCATATTCTATAAGAGCAGGGTTTATTCTTCTAATTTCAGTAACTCTTGATCTTAATCCCCCATCGCCTGTGTCATAATATTCTTTTGAAAAGTATAAGAATGCATCATCAACTGTGTTTAGATCCCAATGAAACTGCCTCAATACCTCTTCTAATCCTTGATCAAATACATTACAGTCATCCATAAACTCTTTTAGTCTATCTAATTGACCTTCATCTGGGTCTTCAACTAAAGGTTCAAATTGAATACCTCTTCTAAACACCTCACCTGTTATGTGTAGTATAGGTGCACGTAGTTCTTCAGCAGTATACGCTACAGTTTGTAAATCTTGTATTAGTTGTTTTCTATATGCAAGTTGATTTCTTACATAAGTGTTTACTATGTAATCAACACCGAATGTTGGTCCACTACCTGTATCTCCAGCAGCTTTGCTTAATTGCATCATGTCCCCAAACATATCTATCTGAGAACCAAGTTTTCCCATGGACTTTGCCATTTCAGGAACTTCTGGAAGATATTCTCCTAATTTCATATACCTTATTCCTTAGTTATTTCAACACTATCTATAGCTACTATCTTCGCTATCGTGTCTATTGCATGTTGTTTTAACCCCGCCTTTTCTTCGTGTGTAACTTCAACGGCTGGCGTGGTCTCAATTTGTATTCGTAGTCTATCGTTTTCTTCTTTTAACTCAGTCACTTGGTCAGCTAAAGCATCATTTTCCATTAAGGCAGCATTTTGTAACACCCCTAATCTTGTTGCTTCTCTAACTAAAGCTAGAAAACTACCTTCAGATAAGACTGTGACTGCTTCACTAGCATCATCTATCTCATCTTCAGGATCTAATTTAGTTAAATCCTCATGCCAAGTATCGAGTATTCTCCAAGTACCAGCATTATCTTTTTGTGCGACATACTGTTCTTGTCTGTCTCTTAACATATTACCTATAGGCATATCTTTTCTCCTACTATTATTATACTATTTTTTGCTAAAACTGTGAATTTATGCTATATGACAAGCACTCCACCCGCAAGTTTTACATGTTTTACAACCAGACTCCATTACTATGTTAGGTTCTACACAACAGTCTGCTTCTTCTATCTCTTGAAAGAAATTAAGTTGTTCTTCTGTTTCAGGGGCATTTGTCTCCTCTGATTTGTGTGCAGTTACTAATACTTCTTTATCTCTACTACCAGCTCTGTAAACTGTAATACCTTTACATTTTGTCTTCCAAGCTAGCATATAAGTTGTGTACACATCTTCTATTGTAGCATCATTTGCAAAGTTTATCGTCTTAGATATTCCAGAGTCACAATGTTCTTGAAAAGCTGCTTGCATTCCTACATGTGATTCAGGAGATATCTCAGGTGCTGTTGTATAGATTTCTTTTATTTCGTCTGGCACTTCTGTCCTATCTTTTAATGAGCCACCATCAGATAAGTATTCCATAAGTTCTTCTGAATAAAAGCCCATATCTTTAGCATCTTGTTCAAAGTATTTATTTACATAGTAAAGTGTTTCCCCTTCTAATATGTTCATCTTTCTGTAAGCTAAAGAAAATAGTGGTTCTACTCCACTAGATGCATCAGCAAACATAGAGATAGTTCCTGTAGGGGCTACAGTTAGTCTACAAGCGTTTCTATATTTTTCATCTTCGCCGTAATCACTGTTATCCCATGCAGGGAAAGTTCCTCTTTCTCCTGCTAATTCTTTAGATGCTTGATCTGCGTGAGTTTTTAAAAACCTCATTACATCAGATCCTATCTTTCTACCTTCTTTAGAACCATATGAAACTCTAAGTTGCGTAAGCATATCTGCAAATCCCATAATGCCTAAACCTATTTTTCTTGTAGCTTTAGTCATTTTTTCTATTTCTGGCGTTGCATATTTGTTTGCATCTATTACGTTGTCTAAAAATCTTGTAGCTGTTTTAATTGTGTTTCTTAAATCATCCCACTTAATGTATGGTCTTATTTCTGTTTTCTCTACAAAGTTAGCTAAATTAATTGACCCTAAGTTACAAGATTCATTTCCTAATAAAGGTTGTTCACCACATGGATTAGTAGCAACCATTTCACCGTATTCTTCTGTGACGTGATTGTCTTTGTTTACTTCATCTAAAAAGATCATGCCGGGCTCACCATTTCTCCATGCACCATATACCATTTTATCAAATACTTCTTTAGCGTTTAACTCACCGACTACTTGTTTACTCTTTGGATTAATCAATGGGTAATTAAGATTAGCTTCTACGGCTTTCATAAAGTTAGAGTCTACACCTACTGATATGTTGAAGTTATGTATATCACCCTCTACTTTTTTGCAGTCAATAAATTCTAATATATCTGGATGGTAGACTGACATTACTGCCATGTTTGCCCCATCTCTTTTACCACCTTGAGTAATCATGGATGATACTCTAGATAGTGTCTGTAACACTTGTATTGGACCGCAAGCAATACCGTGAGTTGTCTTTATCTTATCGCCTCTTGGACGTAACTTACTTAGGGCAAAGCCCGTCCCACCACCAAACTTTTGTACCATAGCTATGTCATGAGCTGCCTTCATAATGTCTTCCATACTATCTTCTAAAGGTAGTACAAAACACGCAGACAATGTGCCTTGTTTTGTGCCAGCGTTCATGAGTGTCGGAGAGTTAGGTATAAAGTTTAACTCGGTCATCATATCATAAAATTCTTTTGTCGTTAATTCTACATCTGCATCTGACTTTCCATATAATTTTTCAGAAGATGCTATAGCTTTAGCTACTCTTTCTAATAATGTATTTGCGTTTTCTTCAGGTTCACCTGATTCGTCTTTTAAATAATATCTCTTTGACGCTACTGTTTCTGCTTGTTGTGTTAACGTGACCAAAATGAACCTCCTATGGTTACTACGATTTTTTATAATTACAATAAAGACACAAACCCCTAGCAGGCACCCACAATGAGGGACCACAGAAGTCCTCTGTACAATTTGGGTTGGGTGCTTGTAAGTTTTTGCTACTATCATTATACACGTTTTTATCAAAATCGATTAACTTTTCTGGCTTATTTTTGTCCATATTTTGATATTTTAGTGATGGTTCCACATCGTGTACGAACTCTTGCAAATCACCTACAGCTTGCATGCTATAAATGCCTGTTTCATACGCAGCTTGTAAAGCCATTGCAATAGAGAAAAAAGCGTCTCCGTGACCCATTGGAGTCTCTGGGGCTTTCAATTCATTATTAACTGAAAGTATCTGTTGTCTTTGTCTAGTGTCTCTAATTAAAAATAAATTACCTGAATGAACATACTGTTCAAAGATATGTGCCATATTGTTTTTAGACTTCAAACTAAATGATAGTGGATGCCATTTTCTATCTAAACCCCTATCCTCTAACTCACCTCTTGTGTTATCTATATAACCCTTTGTCAACCCAAAGTTTTCAGCCGCTTCATTTAAATATTCTATTTGTTCTGAATAGTCCCAACCATCTAACCATGATTGATGTATCTGTTCTACTTTTTCACCTTTACGTTTAAATATCACTAGATGTGACGGGTGTCTTTTTTTACCCACGTCAAACCCTGCAAATACATCTTCATCTTCTTCAAAATCATGTTTTACAGTTGTAGGAAAAGACCTTAAGTTATCATCTTCACACTTTTCTATATCTTCAGAATCAAAATATGCTTCAGTATTAAAGTGTGGTTGCAGTAAAAACTCTGACGCAAATGACTTAGGTTTAGCTTTTTGTTGTTCTAATAACCATTCTTCACTATATAACTCTGGCATTAATACTCTTCTACCCGGTTCAGGGTCAAGTGCTGGCATCTTTCTTGTTACAAATCGGTCATCCTTTTCTAATATAGTAAGTAAATCTCCGGGCATCATAGGTGTACCAACAATTACTACTGGTACTCCCTTATTAGGTATGAAAAGCGATTCAGTCAAAAAGTGGTCTTCAATCTTATTCATTTGCCCTAATGCAAGAGGGCTTTCAGGGTCTTTCAAAATGTCGTCTGCAATTAATGCTCCATTAACGTGCATACCTCTTTTGAATGAAAACAATCCTCCATGTAAAATTTCAGCACTGCCACCATTACCTGTGTCATATCTAAATGTAAAATCAGCTTTTGGGGCTCTGTTAGTCATCATATCTTTCAATAAAGGATTACGGTTTACTTCTTTGTTTATTTCAGATATGTGATACTTAGTTAAGACCATCTTCAATACACTTTTCAACTTCTTCAGTTAATTTACCCACATGCCATGCTTGAAAATATTCTGGGTGCTCAAATCCTTGAGACCAAATATCCCTAGTAAACTCCCAAAAACTACCTACCTTATATTTATTACTTTTTTCTAGTTTTTCTGCAAGTAGTTCAAAGGCTTTGTCATATGTTGTTAAATCATCACTCATTATCTTTTGATGCCATCAATACTTTCAATTTAGCCGCTATTTTTTTAATTAAATCTGGGTCTTCTATTTCCTCTACCAATATATTAACTACATCTTGAATAAACTGAACATTAATTAGCCCTTCTGCAACCTGTCTTTCTCCCTGTATACCTATATCTAATGCTTTAACTGCGTCAAAAGCTCTTTCAAAATTAAGTAATTGTAGTTCTGAACCAGCTTTATCTCTAATACCTTTATACATTTCCTGATGTTCTTCTTGCATCCTAGCTAACTTTGTAGATTCGTTATCTTGTACTTTCTCCATAGCCTTAGCTTTTGTTTCAGCTAATCTTTGTTTCCAATCGTCTGCACGCACCCAAGCATATATAGTTTGCTCACTCATAACCACACCGTGTTCTGCAGAAACTTGCAAAGCTATTTCTTTTGCAGAGTATTCCTCTGTCAAATATAATTTAAATGCACGGTCTTTAACCGCTTTAGGTAATTTTTTAGGCATTACATATATGCAGCATTAGACCATCCTGTATCAGCGTTTCCTGATTCAATACTTCCTCCATGTGGGCTTCCATCTGATTGTAACAATTTACTAAAATCCATGCCACCTTTATTTTTATTACCAGCAGCATTAAAACATTCTGGTACTTTGTGTTTTACGCCACCTGTGGTGGTTATCTCTTTAAATTTTATACCTATCTCAGCTCTGCTACATACACCCCTTATCATTGCATCTTTTGGACCAAGAGGTTTATACTGAGGATTTTCTAGTAAAGTTGCTATAGTTCGTTTAGCTCCTTCAGTTTGTACATTGTGTATACATTTGTAATAGTCACACCACACAACCTTAGCATACTTTGCTTTGAACTCTTCAGCAGTCATGCCTTTGGGTAACTTATCTTCTATCTTGTTATCTTTGGGTTTAGGTGTATCATAAAAATATGTTTTATTTTTTTGACCTGTAGTTTTTTTATACCCTCTAGGTGCTGCCATTTCTATTCTCCTTCACTGAGTACAATGCGATGCACGCAGCATCAGCATAATCTTGTTCGGGGAACTCGTCTCCCCACTTTTCTATTGCATATTTTAGTATATCATCTTTTGTAGCTTTACCACTACCTAATATATGTTTCTTCCAAGTACCATTATCTACTAATGCTGTTGGGATATCACTTAAACATAATGTGCCCCAAACAGCTCCAACTACTTCAGATAAAGTACGCACTACATTTCTGTTTTGTGCAAATATGGGTTCTTCAATTACAGCATAATTTACAGTGTCAATGTTAATCTCTTCTACTAAGATTCTAGCAAAGTTATCCATTAACTCTGGAAATCTGTCTTTGAATGATTTTTTAGTATTACAATCGGCTTTGTAAATTTTTATTAAGTTTTCATCTTCATCTAGCTCTACAATATGAATTGCTTTACTAGAGGTATCTAGCCCTATATATTTCATAGTTCTATTGTAAAGGTATATCTTCCTTTATAATCTGTCTAGATGTTAACTTATCGTACACTTTATCTTCTAGTGCATCTCTTTTAAATACAGCTATAGTTGCTCCTACACCTACTGCAAGTGCTCCTACTACTGGTAAACTCTTTACTATTCCCTTTGCTACGTCTTTACTTGTCATTACTTCTCCTTTAGTTTATTCTCCTTCTAGGATTTTCATACCTAGGGCAATTATACCACCAATAGTTGCTGTAGATACCTCTGGCATCTGATAAAACAAGCCTACTACTGATAAAATAGTAAGGCATAATATTGCTAAAAATATTTGTGGTCTGAATTTTCCCATATTAATATAAATCTCCTATTATTATTATACTAAGTTTTATAGATTTTTATCAGTTCTTAGTGAAACAATTCTAGAAAGGGTGTTATAACACTGACTAAAAGTGTTTAATCTACCTTCTTCGTACCTAAAACTAGTTTCTAACTCTACTTTTTTCTTAAATAAATCTTTTAGATGGTCGTGAGAAGACATAATTAATCCTCTAGCTTCATCTCTAGTAGGCTTTTTACCATCAATTGCTGACATAAATTTTGCAAAAGCAGCATTATACTCTTCATCAAAGATAGCTGAGATAGCCCCTACTTTAGCTCGTAGTGTAGCCACAACGTGTTCTAGTATAGCTTTACCCCCACCATATATAGCTAATAGTTTTTGTAACTGTTGATTTGATGCAGAACTAACATCTGCCCAATCTACGTCTTTTTCAGCATCTAAAAATTCTTGATTGAATTTAATCCATGGTACGCTAGGAACAGAATCTCTTTCTTTCTTAGCATAGTCCATTACATCATCATAACCCCATTTTCTTTTCATTATGTCCTCCTGTTTTTACATTTGCAATACCACATACCTGTACATGTTTCAGGTTCTGTAGTCATTGTCATTATTTTTTCACATCGTTTTAATATATTATCCCACGTCTTTTTATCTCTGTCAACTTTAAATGCTTTTAGGTTTTGGTCATTTTTGTTTTCATACATAACCACACCGTAATCTCTGTCAGTTAAGTTAAGATATATCTGTAACTGTATCATGTGTTCATGTTTTGGGGCTTCTTTTAAATCTTTGAAGTCCTCATCCTTTATAGTTTTCAACTCTAGTAAGGCTTCTTCATGCTTGTCGTGCTTTATTATGAAGTCAATCCTACCTGATATAGGAGGGTTTTCACTTTTTATAGATACTTCATCATCAATATATAGTTCGGCTTTTTCTAAATACTTTTTCATACGTCCTTCAAATGTACCCCCGTGGTCAAATATTCTTTGTATGCGAGGTTTTATAGTATCCCAATCAAGTAAACCATTATATGCCATATATAAATATTTATCACAAGGATTACCAAATACAGACGGATAAAACTTACCTTTGGATGGGGGACTGTTTTTTCTACCAAGTACATTATCTATAGATTTTAATAACCATCTATCTTGATTCTTAGTTCGTTTACCCTTTGAAGGGGTCATATTGCTTATAGCTTCAATTCCTGCCATATCTTTGCCTTTATATCTTTATATGTTTTTTCTTTTACATGTACAATTTCATATCCTGCTTCTTTTAGATACTCATCTCGTAATGCATCTCTTTTTGCAAAGTGTCCAAAAGGACCATCTGCTTCTATTATAACATCCATTTCCGTTATTATGAAGTCAGGTACGTACTTACCTACAGGCGTTTGCCATGTGTATCGTAACCCCACCTCATCAAGCACTCTCGCTATCAGATTCTCCTGTAAGGTATGACTTTTTCGTGGCATCTACAAGCTCCTCATATTCTTTCGGGTTTTCTTTGAACCATGTAACAACTGCGTTCATACCTCTAAAATTAACTGTTTTATAATAATACATAGCACCTTTTTGTTCAATGATGTTTTCTTCTAAGGCTACTCTTACATAAGTTTCAATCATGTCTATACCACCATCAAACTTAAACGGTACGATAGCTTGTTCAAACTTTTCTCCACCAAACTTATCTTTTAGTAATCTAGCGTTTATTTCAAACCCCATTCTATCTGCCATGTTTTTTGACCCACTTTTACCGGGTTTAGTTAACCAAGAGCCTCTAGTAAAGTGCATACAACAGTGTGAAAAGTATTTTTGTCCCTCTCCACCCGGCATTGTATCCATCATTTGTACATTACCCATAGTACCTCTAGTCTGATTTATAGCAACAAAAGCCCCACCGTGTTTTAATTCAGGTATAAGTCTCATTAACATTTGATTCCAAGCCCTAGATTGCCATGCAATAGGACTATGCCCTACGCCATCTTCATGTGTAAAAATATCGTTAGGTACTAAACCTGCTACACTATCTAAAACTACTATATCTGCACCAGCTTGTAATGAGTTTCTAGCAGCTTTGAATGCTTCTTCAGAAGTATCAGGGTCATAAACTAACATTTCTTTTGTATTTAGTCCACTCTTAGTCATCCAGTCATTATCCCATGATTTCTCTAAATCAATCCACACAGCTACTCCACCCTCTTCCTGTACGGTCTTGCACAATTGTGAAGCAACGTAAGACTTACCCGATGAAAATCCACCAAATAAAAGAGTAAATCTTTTTCTAGGTATACCTCCATGTGTAATCTTGTCTAGTTGTGGGATGTTAAAAGGTATTTTAGTGTACTCAAAAACTGTATCATCTCCAGTCGTAGCTTTTACTTTTTTATCATTTAGTAAACTGCTAAATATTTCTTTTGCATTTTCTCTCATATTAAATCTTCACCTTTTTCAACTCGTCTTTTTATATTTCTTTTTTGTATTGCCTCTGCCCAAGCCATGCATACAGCACCGCATTGGATAAGTTCGTTATATAATTTAGTTGTATTTTTTTCATATACTTCTCTAGCTACTTCTCCAAACTCTTCACCTAGAATTACAGTCCAATATTCATCTGTATGATTTATTTGTTCGCCCCATTGCTTTTCTTGTGCTTCTCGTTCAGATAAAAATTGCTCTGTAATTATAGCTCTAACATGCTCAACTTCCATCCTTCTTTTTTCCCTTCTTTAGGATTCCCCTAATCTCACCATCAACTTTATCGTATACTGCTTTGTATGCTTTATCTAATGTTAATCCCGCTTCTTCTAGTTGTTCTTCTATTGGTAATTCAGTATCAATGTCATGAATCTCCATGTCCATTCTTGCATACTGATTGGTTTCTAATGGACCTACTCTAAATGTAAATCCTAATTTAAGTCCTACTTTAGCCATTTAATCTCCTTTTGCCTGAACTTTGCATTTCATTTGTTAATTCTCTTATGGAAATTAAAACCCCTTTTGCACTTCTTCCGTCACTATCTTTATCTCCCATAGCCACTACTTCTGTAGCTTCATCAACTAATCTTTTAATCATTGAGGTGGGGGCTGCTATTATACCTTGTTCTTCTCCATCAGCTTCTAATATATGAATCCACCAATCTGCTTGAGTGGTCATAATACCTGATGGTGCCCCATTACCTTTATTCTTTCTTTCATCATATATTTCAATAGCTAAGTTTCCTGATGTAGCCCAGATACCTCTTTCAGTTTTAACTTCAACTTTACCATTACCTGATAATTTAGATATCCAATGTTCACCATTTTCTCCAAACGCTAAGTCATATCTCCAATCTTTATTGTGAGTTACTGTCATCTACTAGCTCCTTCGCTATCAACATATCTATATATTGCTTTGCTTTATAAAGGTCTTTGATACCATCTTTATATCTCCACCTTGTTATATATTTTATCACATTTCCCTCTGCAAAGTTCATCTGATTGTCGTGTATGTAATCAAATGGCTCTATATCAAAATGGTAATGTTTAGGGTCAACATCATTATCTCTATTGTATGCTTCTGTAAAACTATACTGTTTAGGTTTATCTGGTGTCTTATCTACTAAGTTTTTTATACCCCACTTTGTCATCTGTCTATATTCTGCCCATGATAAGTGTGAATAGTTTTCATTGTAGTCTCGCCACATCCCTTCTGTAAAATCGTATGGGGCGTTTGGGTTTTGCCATCCTGATGGTGCCATTTTATATCTCCTCTGTCGGTGTTAATAAGTCTTTCATAATTACAAATATAGGAGTTCTATCTCCCATCCATGCCCCCTCAGTATTATATTCAAAGTATTCTACTGCTTCCATATATGCTTCATCGCCTATATCTTGGACAACTTTAAGTTTTTCTTCTGCGTCCATTTTTTCAAACTCATGTTCTTTCTTTTTTTCTTTATAAAAATCTCTAGCAATTATTTCTATTGCTTTTTCTCTATCGTATATAGCATAGGGTCCGTTAAACTGTTGAAATCCTAATCCTATAAAGGCTTCTTTTAGTCCATTATAGTATATAACTTCATCATCATTTTCTTCACAATGAAATACATCTTTGCTAGACATCCTGTTCCCTACTCTTTCTTAGCTTATTAGCCTTTTGTTGTTGCCGTTTTACACTCTTAGGTACAAACTCTTGTCGTTGTCTGTATGTATTTAAAGTGTCATCTTTTTGTAAACTCTTTTTAAAACGTCTTAAGAGTTTTTCAAATGTTTCGTTTTTCTTTGCTGTTACTTTCATTAGTCCCAATCTATATGTTCTTCTAAATTAAACTTGTTTATATCATCAAAATCTTTTTTTACTGCCCATGAAGGGTCACATACTTCCATATCCACCTCTAGTGGAATGTTAAGTGTATTCTCCTTCATTAATCTTCTTATCTCAGGGGCTACATCATCTACCTCATCTTTATGTACCTCACAGATAATCTCATCATGCACTTGTAGTAACAGATTACTCTTCTTATCCTTTAGGTATTCTGCCACAGCAACCATACGCTCACTCATTATATCTGCACTAGTTCCTTGAATCAGGTAGTTAACACCCTTATATCCAAACTCACTAGGTACTCTATATACTCTACCATACTTATTCCTAACTTTACCATCTGCTTTTATCTTCTTTATAACCGCATTGAAAAACTTTCTAGAGCCTTTCATATTTTCTAAGTATGTGTTTTTATATTGAGCAGCTTCATCAGGAGTAGTATTAAGTTGTAAAGCTAGTTTATCTTTACCTATGCCGTATATTACTCCAAAAGTAATTGACTTAGCTAACTGTCTAAAAAACTTGAACTGAGAATCATCTTCTGCAATGTTAAAAGCTATCTTAGCAGCTTCCCCATGAAAGTCTACATCATCTTGTTTCATCAATTCATTCATCTCTTTGTTATCTACATAACTCATAAACACCCTAACTTCCATCTGAGAGTAATCATAAGCTATCATTTTGTAGTCATTTCTAGGTATAAACAAGTTTCTTATAGCAATTTGTCTATCGTCATTAGCGTTAAACTTATCCCCACCTAAAAAGCTCCATGTTTCTAATACATCATCGGTTAGTTCTGTATTTGCATTACCACCTTTGCTAGATACAATGGCTGCTACCCTATCTCTAACATCCGCTTTGTCTGATTCTGATAGTTGTCTATCCTCTATGTAAACTGTATCTCTAGGTATATTCTGTAGATTAGGGCTACTAGATGAAAGTCTTCCTGTAACTGTACCCCAATTATTAAAACTAGTATGAAGCACAGGCAGTTCTAAGTAAGGTTCTATATATGTAGACCTTATTTTCTCTAAAGCTCTATATTGTCTTATCAATCCCGCTAGTGGTGAGTTTAATCTTACAAGGGCTTCTTCATTCCACGCTTCTGCACCTTTTGCAGTGCGTAATGGAGAATGTATTCCCATAGCATTAAATGTTTCCCCTAACTGTTTAGTGCTACTAATATTAAACTCATACCCCACTAATTTATATATCCTGTTTTTAAGTATATCTATGCGTTTTAAAGTCTTATCATATGCTTCTTTAGCGTAATTATTGTTTATTAACACGCCCCGTTTTTCCATCATGTATAATGTTTTAGTTAAATCATTCTGAAATCTAAATAAATCTAGTTGATTTGATAATTCTAAATTACGCAACCTATCTTGATAAACTTTTCTAGTCCAATACACATCTTGTACACAATAAGGTCCTAAATAATGTGGGGGTGTGGCAGCAAAGTTTTTATTCCAAGAATGTTTTCTTAATATCTTTTTAGTTTCTACGTCATATAATCCAGCATTTTCTCCATAACTTCTAATAATTGTGTCTGTAAGACTTAACCTGTTCATAGTTGTGGGTTCAGTCATTCGTACCATAACTAGTACATCTACAAGATTCATATTAGGTATATCAATACCCTCATTCTCTAAAAACTTAGCATCAAATTTTACATTGTAACCAATCAGACTTTTACAATTATCATTAATAAACCCTACTAATTCATTAAGTTGGGCTTGTGATAAATTGTTATACTGAACAACGTCAGTATCTTCTACCCATGTAGTAGTTGGTACCTCTTCTTGATTAATAACTTCCCCAGCTTCGTTTTTAGTCTTAACTATTTTAGTAGATGGGATTTGTTTATAAAAAGGTTCATCATACATAGCTTGATGTCTGAAAGGAAAATAATAAATTTGAGAGTCTTTGTCAGTTACAGGCACTAATCCTATACCACATATCTGATTCATATCGTAGGGATTTAATCCGTTAGTCTCTACATCAATAATCCACTCTGATACGTTAGGTAATGAATTTAATGTTTGTTTAAATGTGTCTGAAGTTACTATCATATCTGAATAAGCAAGACCCCCCGGCAGGACATACGCCGGAGAGTCTTTAATTATGGAGGTTGCTACCTTAGAATAAAGAGTCGTCATTATCATCAACGCTTACCGCGTCTGATGGTACGTTGTCAGAAGATGCTACATCACCAGCACCATATCTCTGACCTAAATACTCTTTAATAGGTGTAAGATTTTGTACTTCTGCTTGTTTATCATCAGGTAACTCAATGTTTCCTGAAGTAGAAGTAATTGTGTATGTAGTGTCTAGTGCACTACCTCTTCTTTTAACTCTAAGAACAGCCTTATTTAAAGCCCCATTGTCCTCAAAGATATCTACAAACTGATTCCAATTGCTGTTTTGTGCTCCAAAAGATAGAGTTAAAACTTTAAAATCGTTAACAGTTTCTTTGTATAGCTTACTACCAGAAGGACTAGTCACCTCTTCCCATGTATCTACTCTTTGTTCTGCATGCATTATTTCTGTTACATACACCCAAAGTGCGAACTTGTGTCTTGGTGCTCTTCTTCTCCCATCTTCGTAAACCATAGCTTCACTAGGCACAGATGCAACGGGTTCTCCGTCTACAACTAATACGCTAGTCCAGCTCTTGTCCATACCTTGCTGAAATTCATACACATGAAAGTCATCCAAATGTATGTCGCCCTCTTCACCTGTGGCGATACTTTTCATGAAAACTTGGTCCCCATCTTTAAGCCATACTTCTTTACCAGAAGATTCTGACCCTAATGGTGTCCTGTTTTCCCTACTCTGTATAGTGTTTTGTATCATACCAATTCCTGACATTACGTCTCCTTTACCAGTATTTTTTATTTTTAATTACATTTTTTAGTATACCATAAGATTTGATGTCTTGCACATCTTTATATCCTTCAGGTATATTTATATAAGATACTTTGATTTTATTACCTAATAAATCAAAAGCTCTTTTCTTTCCTCTTTGCCCTGCTTCATCATTATCTAAACATAGTATAAGTTCCTTAGTAGGTAATGTCAATAGCAAATCTCGTTGCTTATCAGACATACTCATTCCTAATAAAGCTACAGCAGGAAAACCTAACTGATTAAGCCACATAGCATCTAAAGGTCCTTCTGTAACACACACATATTCACTATCGCGTATGTAAGGTTGTCCAAATAATATATGTGATTTCTTCAAACCCTTTGAATATAAGTATTTAGGGATTTGTTTTTCTTGTCTGGTAATCCAACCCACTGTTCTAAAGTTGTTATCTTTTACAGGTATTATCAAACCATTTGCAGGAGATATACCACATAACCATTTCTTCATACTTTGTTTGTCAAAACCCCTATCAAATATCCATTTAGGAACCATTCCTAGCTTAAAAGGAATGTTTACTTCAGGTAATGGTCCTTGTTCTTCTACAATAGGCTGAACAAATAACTTTTTGCTTTGCAAGTCTTTGTAGTCAGATAAGTATTGATTTACTTGCCTAAAATCCCAATCTTTATATTGTTGTAAAAAACTCTTTAGACCACCTTGCCCACATCCAGCAAAACATATCCAAACCCCTTTATCTAAATTTATAGAACAAGATTCAGATGTATCATCATGAAAAGGGCACAGTATAGATATCTCATCAGTACCAACAGGCACATCTATACCTAAATTAAGTAGTGCTTGGGTCCAATCTATCATGCTATTTACTTTGTATGCGGTATATGTAACCATCGCTTTCCTTCCAAAAACCCTCTGGGAATGTAGTTCCGCATTGAAAACAATATGGGTCATTCTTCACTAAGCCTAAAACTTTTTTATTTAGTAGGTCATTTGCATCAACTATAGTTTTACCTGTTCGTAATGTACCCTTAGCTGAACACTTACCACATTTTAAATTAATTAAACGTGCCATGATTCTCCTCTATTCTGCCTCTATCAACATCCCATACAAATTCTGTAGTAGATGAACCTAAATCTCCATCTCTATATTTTTGGAATGCTATTTCTCTTAGTTGAGGCTCGTCTTCTACCATACACATTGATATTGCTACGTCTGATGCTCTTATTAAAGCATCTCCAAAAGCTACTTGTCCTGCTGTAGGTTGAGAAAACATATTAGCAGCATCTCTAGTTGCTTGTGTTGAGGCAATAACTGTAGTGTTAGTTGACAACGCCATGGTTTTAAGTCCATAAAATAACGAATGTGACTGTTCCCATGCTGCTTTATTCTTATCAGCAGTAGATACTAAGTACACCCCATCAATAATTAGCACGTCTGGACTATACTTACGCACTAAATTAGTAATACTAGGTAGTGATATACTATCTTCACCACTAATATGGTCACATACTAGTAGGTTCTTATAGTTTACTTCCTCTAAAAAGCGTTTATACTCGCCTTCATCTATCTCTTTACCGTTTCTAAGGGCACTATGCGATAGTTTATAGCCTAATGAGTGCCCTAATAGGACATCCATACGCAATCCTATTGATGCTGTAGGCATTTCGGTAGATACTAGTAGTGTTTTGTGCCCACTACGCACTGAATCAGCTGCTAACTTGCAACATAACCAAGTTTTACCGACTGTAGGTCTTGCATAAGACGTAATTAAGTCTCCGGGTTGCCAACCAACCCCTGATGCATTGATTAAATGGAAAGGAGTGCGTATTCCTATCAATCCGTCACCCATTTGCCTAATCTTACTACGTCTCTTCCACTCTTCATACCTATCTAGTCCCCCGCTATCGTATTGATTAACATCTTCATCGTGTAATATCTCTATATCACTAAGCCCTTCTATTAAACTACCCAATGCTTTCTTAGGGTTTTCGTCTAATACGGCTTGATTAGAGTTAATAGTGTTTACTATATTCCTAAACATAACCTGTTTGCTAAATTCATCAAGAGCATAATTAAAATTTACTGATTGTGCATCAGGTTTTAATGTATCAAACTTCTCTATCAACAATTCTGGTTTAGGGTACTCTTTATATGAGTCGATATGGTCTTGTATAAACTTAAATGTTTCGCCGTGTTCTGCAAAATCTTTAGGTGAATGAGCAAAATGTTTATAATTACTCGATTCACACAGACTAAAAATGACTGCAGACTCTATAAAATTATAATTTTCCAATACTATTTCTCTTCGTTTAACTTATTTCTTAATGATTTTTTTACTTTGTATATGGAGTAGTTTACCACAACTTCTTCTCCATTGACAATCTTTGTGTCAGAAATACTTTTTAACTGTTCTTCTATGTCTTTCATAGTATGGTTTTGGAACTTTTTAAGTAAGAACTCTTTTTCCCCTTTATCTAATTTAAGGGATTCTAAATAATCTACGAACTCTACTTCATCTAAGTTTACATCTAATTGTTTTACAAAGTCACTTAATCTATATGAGTTATCATCTTCAGCAGTTTCTAAGTCTAAACTATAACTTTGTATTTTTTTACTTGCTTGCAACCATAGTGTTTTTAATCTATTCACCATAGCTGTGTGTAAATATGTATGAAATATAGCGTTCCTATTTGGTTTATATAACTTGGCTGCTTTAAGAACTATCATTCGTAATTCTTGTGCAAGGTCATCTCTGTCATAACCTTGTATATAAATGTTTGACAACATTTTGTTAATCTTCGGCTCCCATTGTAGTATTAGGTCGTTGTCTATTTTCATTTGATTTTTGTTTCCTATATGTTTGATAGCAATCTCTTGTGCAATAAACATTCTTTAATTTTAATCTATAGCCCTGCATTACTCTTTTTCTGCTCCTATAAAAAGGAACTCTACAAAAGGAACAGGTTAATCTTATTCTATTCCACCTAAATCTACATTCACCATCATGTAGTCCGTAGCGGTCCGTAGTTATCTCTCTACATACTTTACAGTATACCACAGGTTTAGGTTTGGGTGGGTTGGTTTCTAGATTGTTCTGGAGTAAAACTCTTCTTGCATACGATATATCTGCCCCTGCTCGTCTTGCAATTTCAGATGTAGACATAAAAGGGTTTTGTTTCCTAAGTCTAACAACTTTATTCTTTACCTTCATTTTCTAACTTATCTACTTTATCAGATAACTCTTGTATTGCTTTCATCATAGGAGCTATAAATTCTGTATACGCTAAACCCATCTTAGCTTTTTTAGTATCCCCCTCTACTCCGCTGACTAAAGAGAAACCTTTTGGGTCTAAATTCATATCTTTTAATACCTGTTCTACATCTTGAGCGATTAAACCGTGTTCAATTTTACTAGCTTCTAATCGAGTATATTTAGATGGTTTTAATTTTTTTATAAAGTCTAATCCAAATTCTGAAGGTTCAATATTTTCTTTTAAGGTTCTATCAGATGATGTATCATCAGCATTAGCCGAATACACTTTTTTCCATGCAAAACTACCATTTCCTAATTCAAATCCAGTTGTGCCATTAGAATTTACAGTAGGCAACCAATCATTGGCTATGTCACCTGATAATGCCGACCCTCCTATGCTACCTTCGGCGTACACAATGGTGCTGTTCGTATTAGCTGTTTCTGCAGTTGTAGGGGCTCCTTGACTTATAAACAATTCTATTTTAGCTTTTGCACCTACAATACTAGCTGCACATCTAGCTATTTTTAAATTTTGAGCAGATATAGGATATAAATCATTGTTACCTGTTAAGGCACTTCTTCCTGCAGCAGAATTTCGTTGTTCATAGTCATCTTCTTTTAAAGTTAAAAATTCACTAGTGGATACATGTGGGTCAAAGAAAATAATGTAATGGTCATCAGGATTACCGTCAGTATCAGAATCACTAAATACCATATCTCCGTTAACACCATATGTTGCCCCATCTGTGCAACCAGCGTTTATGGAATAAGTTTCTGTACCTACATACAAAGTTCCAGCGTTCCATGATACGTTATCATCTTTTTCTGTCACAGTGCCCGATGAGTCGGAGCTACTACTTTTACCCGGATAAATTTGCCCTCTGTAATGTGGTTTATAAGTTTCAAAAGTATAGCCACCACCATAATCGTCATCTACCATATCATCTAGGTTACTAACATTAGGTCTTCTAGCCGCTACTACTTTTTGTAAATCTAAAGTACCATCAGATTTTATACTCCCATCTCTAAAACCTATAGTTTCTATATCAGTATATGCTTTTCCCCCAGTTTCATAATATATCATTGAAGTTACTAATGAAGGTCTAGCCGCTATGCCGTGTAGTTGAGAATCAACAATAACCATATGCCCACTTCTTACTGGAGCAGCAAATCTTAAATAATCATTAGCAGAAATACTGCCTGTATTTAACATAAATCGTAAATTTTCTTGTCCAGCCGTATTGTCTTTTCTGACATAATTTAAATATCCATGAGCTGATACATTACCCCCATCACCATCTAGTTTCATAATTGAATGTCCAGCTTTTACTATACGATTATATCCTCCAATTGTCCCTCCATTATCGTTATCAGTCAAAGTCTGTGCACTTGCATCAGTGAACTGTACGTTTGTTCCGCTTCCAACAGTAGTTTCTGTAATGGTATCCCCACTAGCAGCAACCCTACTTTGAAAAGTAAGAGCAGGATAACTATTAGTTATTTGAAATCTACCCCTTATCTTAGGATTGTTTGATTGTAAAAATCTAGCTGCGACAGCTTCTCTGATGTTTGCGTAACTATAATCTGACCCAAATTCCATAGTAATAGCAACTCGTTTACCATTTACTGCGGAAGGTCTAAAACTGTTTGCTTTGCTTGGGTCATCTACTGCACTTAAGACTTTAGTATTACCACTACTAGCTGTATCTAAATATATAGTCTGCCCTGCTGACACGGTTGCTCTATTACCATCAACAGTCGTGTTGGTAGTCCCTGATAATACTAATAAACCTGCTGAACTATGAGCAAATCCTGCATATTGTACATATCCTATTATGTCATCACTCGCGTCTACAACCCTGCTTGGAAAAGAAGCCTGACTTTTTGCACTTGCAGAATCATAAAATATTCTTGGGTCATGAGCTCCTCTTAAACCTGCAGGGTCTCCTCTAGATGCCTCTATCCTTTTGTTAGCTCCTGTTGGATTATAGGATGTTGAAAATTGTTCGTCACTAAATGCTCCCCCTGTTCCCACATAAAATGCTTCCATTTCTATTTGACGCATTTTTCCACTCTGACTGTCTCTATATCTTACGTTAATTACGTTTACGTTTTCAGCTCCTTCTTCATCAAAAGATGCTCCCGGTATTATTCTTCGTTGGGCACCGTGTTCAGATACTGTTGAGGTGCTGCTTACATTCTGAAATCTCATTCTTCCAATGCTAGATGTGCCAGAGGATTCAGAATCAGCTGGTGATGGCATAAAACTCGTACCAAAATAGTTTAATAAAGGAACGGTCTTTAATCCTGTAGATACATTATAGTGATTAGCATCCATATAAAAATTGTATCCAAATGCAAAAGATGATGGATTTTTATCTGTAAGAGCTAATCTTTGTATACTGTGTAAAACAGAATCATTAGTTGATTCAAAACTTATTCTACCACTAGATGCAGACCCTGTTTTTTCTGATTTAGAAGTTCTAAATCTAACCTCTGCATTGCTTGAATTAGAAATAGGTTCTGTAGTTGTAATATCTCTTTCATTTCCGTCAGTCCCATCTCCAATATCTGCTTGATAATTTTGCACTAATTTCTTAATTACAGAAGATGTCCTTTGGTCTGATATGTCTGCAGATGCTGCGTTGTAACTTTGTGAAGATGTGGTTTCAGTATTGTAATAAACAACCGCACCACTCCCTGTTATCTGGCTTCTACCTAATTGATATAAAGCATCGTAAGCAGTTACATTCATAACTGTACCATTAGAGTCATGTTGTTTTGATATGCTTCCTACATCACCCCTAAATAAAACACTAAAATTAGCCCCATCAATAACTTTAATTGGAGTGTTTTCTTTTATTATTCCATCTACTATACCTGCATCAGTAAATAACTGATTACGACTAGTGTTTCTTAATACTAATTGACATATTCCCGGTTGATATAAAGTATCTTCTATATTTAAATGTTGCACTATTGAGTTACCATTTACATCATTTAATTCTGACCATGCATATATTGCGTCACCATCATCATGACTAGCTGCTGCACCACCTCTATCGGCTGCCCTATCAGCTATTACTGCGTTACTAAGTTCAGCTCTAGTTATAGTTATAGCAGTATCTGTAAAACTAGATATGTTTGACACCCTAAGTATTTCAGTTCCGATTAAAACCTCCATACCATTTATCATTCTGTGTCCTAATGAATCAGTTTCACCATCAAAAATAGTATTAAGAACTGTCATAGACGTTACAGAATCATTAAAATCTGTTGCTACTTCACCTACTTGAACCCAAGCGTATACTTTAGATGGTTGAAAATTTAAAGGGTCTGTACCAGCCATTAACTATCACTCCTGAACTTTGTAACAAATACCATAGTAAAACTAAATCTGTCCTCAGTCGCAGGGGCTAAATCAAATCTTGCTTGAGATATAGCCGCTTCATAAGCTGCTACAGGTGTGCCTGAGCCATCAGAAATCATCACTTCTACTTTTGAACTTGACTCATTAAAAAATTCAGTTGTTACGAAGTCTTCTAATTGTTCTTTAGTCGGCACTACATAACTCGTACTACTATTTCTAGTAGGTCCACTTACAGTTTCACTTGGGTCATCTGTATCTACCAAGCCTGTTACTGTTATACTAGGTCTTATAGTACCTATGTCAATTAATTCAGGGCTACCACCATTAGCAATAGGAATCTGTATAGGAGTCTTTACATAGTTAATAGAAAAAGAGTCTGCTTTTAAAGCAAACCTTTTTTCACTACCATCTGTTGTGCCATCATATAAACATACCGCTAAAGCCATTAATAACCACCCCCACCTATTCTTGCAACTTCTCTATCGTATGCATTCATATTTGTTTCTTGTGAACCAATAAAGCCAGCGTTTGATGATATTGGAAAAGCCTCTTGTACTTGCATAGTCTGTGCATAATCAGAACCTGCTTGTCCTCTACCACCTTGATTTATTTCTGCTCCTGCCACACCTGTGCCAGCACTCCCCATCAACATATTAGCTATTGCTCCACCTGCTGCTGCACCACCTAATGCCCCAACAATCGTTCCAACCACACCAAACATACTACCAATTGCTGCTCCTAATGCTGCTGCGACTGATTGTATAAAAAATCTCATTAAGGCTTTTAGTCCAGACTCAATACCTTGTTCTGCAAACGTACTTGCTATATTTACACCTGAAAAAATTAAACCTATAAATCCAACACTTCTAACAAAATTAGTTAGTCTGCTTACAGTTCCACCCATCATGTTAAATACGGTAGCTCCTACAATTGCTTTTGAACCTGTTTGTAATGCTGCTACCACACCCGGACCAAGAGCCGCTGCTCCTAATCCTGTAACTATATCAGACAGTCTTAATCTACCATCTGCTGAAACCCCATCTTTATCAAATAAATTAATTACAGGTCTAAATACGTTACCTAATGCAACAGCTATACCACCTAAAGTTCTACCTACACCCGCTACTAACGCTACTAATCTAGGTAAAGTGGCTTGTGATATTTGAGCTATTACTGGTGTAAAATTAGCCATCGCAGCTAATCCTGATGCAAATAAAGGAGCTAAAGGAGCTAAAAGAACATCAAAAAATCCACCTACTATTTGAAACAAAGCACCTAGTGTGTTTGTAAACAATTGGGAGTTTTTAAGTAATGCCGCTAAACTTATTTGGACACCTAATAACCCTAAAATAGTTTTTTGTCTTTGACTCGCAGCTTGTTGGTTTGCCCTGTTTTCACGAGCTGCAGCATTCGGGTCTGCAGCCGTACCTCCGCTTCCTGATTGTAAAGCAGCAGTTCTTGCAGCATCCTGCACTAGATTAAAATTTACTGTATATTCTTCAGCCATTTATTTTACCTTTTAGGGAAGTGATTTGGATGAGACTGTGCGGCTTCTTGATGTCTTTGATTTCTTTCCATTTGCTCTTTTTTAAGTTCTTCAAATGATTGATTCATCGCTAAAAACATCATTACCTCAGTATTATCCAACTCCCTTATTTCACTATAAGTTAATCCTAAGTTTAACAATGTCAACGTAGTCGCAAAATGCGTAAATAAAACCGACTCCTTTGTTGACACATTTACTCCGCGTAAGAATCGGTCTATCCTTTTTTTACTACATCAACTTCTAAGAAATTAGATTCAAAAGCAGAAGGCACTAGTTTTTCTAGTGCTGCCCCTAATTCTTGATTTATACTAGTTAAGAATGCATCTGTGGTATCTCCCCAAGGTGCCTCAACTATTATTTCTTTTAATACTTCTTTGATGTAAATACCACTCTCAAAATTAGAGTTACCTTTATCATCAAATGTCATACACCTAGCCACCAATTCATTTTTTTGTTGCCAACTCATTGGTTTAATAACTACATCAAACTCATCGTCCTGTAATTTTACTGTGTATGTCTGTTTCTCTTCTTTTATCTTGTACTTATTTAAGTCAAACTTTGACTCATTTGTTGTCATGCTTTTCTCCTACGTATATACTTTTTCTGTATCTGTAACTATTATTTTTAAGTTTCTACAACTAAACTCTGCTCCTACTTGTAGAATAGGCTCACCACTAATTGGGTGTGGGGCACTAGTTAAAAATGCTCCATTTTCACCTAATCCCGGTTCTGCACCCGTAGTTTCATCCCCCGAAGTGTAATCCGCTGGAATTAATATCTGAATACTATCATTAGTTCCTCTAGTGAATGTAAGTTCAATATTAAACCCTTCCATCCCACTTCCGTAGTTACCTTCTATAAGTAACTGCTTGAAAAATTCTGTAGCAGTATCTCTGCTAACAGCTGTTTCAGAAGCCCCAGAATCTGGTAAAGCAAGTGTACAACTCATGCTGTAACTTCTTCTACCTTCTCTAATTTCTGCTGGACCTCTTTGTCTTCCAAATCTAGGAGCTATATAATATCTAGCTTCTTCACCATTTGAAATACTTAAATTAAAACTTCTAACTCTAGCAAACTCCTGCCCCATAATTTTTACTTGTCCTTGAGAGAAGTAATACGGTTCAGTAGTAGGCAAACTTGCATCAGAAGTTGAAATGTCTAACATATCTGTGTATCTAGGCATACCTGCTGACATAGAGTCTCCATTAAATAGACCTGTGTTAGCTGCTTCAGAACCCGGATTTACATCTGATTGAGATATCTCTTTTTGATTATGGAACATATCTAAAAATTGTACTGAGTCCCAGCTAGTCATTAGCATACTACCTTCATCAGCAGATATACTACATGAACCTACAAATCCTCCAACGTATCTTCTGTCAAAGTCATTAGCCGTTGTTTCACTACTATCTCTCATGTGTGCGTGCCAAGTCATAGTATCTAATAATACTGACTCAACTATGTGATGTTTTATTGTTGCACCAGAGCTTACTTCTCTAGCTGCAGAATCATCAGGGTGGTCAAATCTAAAAGGTTTCTCTAGTCTTGCTACATTTGTACTTGGAAATGCTGCAATCTTTTGTATTTCTTGACTTGTATCAGCAACTGATGTGCCCGTTCTAATCGTCCCAGAACTTGCAAAGCATATAAAGTCTCCTGCACTATACCCATGAGAACCGTCTAGTGTCACATAAATGTCACCTTTACTGACAGCCCCATCAATATCTGTGCTTGCAGATTCTACTGCAGACGGTACATCAAACACATCTCCAATAGCCCATCTTAAAGGTTTACCATTTAGTGGTATAAAACCCGGTAATGAACCTGTAAAGGATTGTGCTCCAACATACATTTTAGTCCAGTCTCTTTTTTGACCTATACCTAAAAAGTATCTTGGTTCATAAGAAGGTGTTAAATCTGGCAATGTAACTGATTCGTATACACCCGGAACTTCTGTAATTATCTTCTGTTCTTGAGTAGTAGCTGATGCATCTATCTCAGATATGGTTGTGTTGTCTACATGATTAAAACCTAAAGGTCTGTCAAAGAATATAGTGTTATCATTTGCTGATAAATCAGTTCCATGAACAATTCTTCTTACTTCATAAGGAGCTGCTGTAGAACTAGTCGCGTCACTTGTTGAAGTGCCCGGACCTATTCTAACCATATCTCCCACTACAAATGGACCATTAGTTATACCATCATAGTCAACTTGTGAAGTTCCAGCAGTTACTGCACCTTTTATATCAGCGTGAGTACCACTTGATTTTAAACTTCCATTATTTAATTCTACATCTCCTCCCGGAGCTGATTCCATCGCATACGTTAGTTGCGATTGGTCTGACCGAAATACTGCCATTATATTTCCTCCTACGTTTTATTATACTATAAAATCCTATGTTTCTAAAGTAATTGCAGTGTTGACTAATTGTACAGATACTGTGCCCACCCATACATTAGCTTGTGCATTTGTTAATTCATTAAAATCTAAAAATTGTATACGTTGAAAGTTAGTTAAACTATGTATTCTAGCGTGACAAATACGTCTAACTTCTCTCATAACATCATACAATCGTTGTCTGCTTTCTTGTGTATATATTTCTAGAGTAATATTGTAAATTCTATTACCAAACTTCCTGTTACCTATTGGTATTTCTTGTAATGCAGGACCAGATGCTCTTGCTATAATTTGGTCATTAACATTTAAGTTATACCTCATAGGTTCACTAGCCCCAGTTACCTCTATAAAACCGGGTTTTTTACCAGCCCCACTAACATTAGTATGAGTCCACTGGTCTTCTAATTCAGTAATAAATTCATTTACAGGTATTGGTTCAGTAGGCATCTAGAATATCTCCACACGTTTAAGTGACTCAATACCCTCTGCTACTTCATTTTGAAAAAGCTGTAATTTAGTTTGTAATGGGACTCTATCCATACCGCTTACTGCTAGATTACCAAAGTCAGAGTTTTTAAGTATCTCTATTGCTGCTAATTTTTTAGTTATCTCAGTAACAAATGGTCCTTCTCTTACATCTGTTCCTATGTTTCTACCATATAAATATTTTAATTTTACTGGCATTATAAATTCACCCCCACCAAATCTAAATGTTGGTGTGTTAAATCCTCTGAATCTTGCAGGTAAAAAGAAGTATCTAGAAAAATGTATCATGCCAGTATCTCTAACTAAAAAGTAATCTTTATCTCTACCTTTGCTTCTAACATCAAACTCAGAACCATCCCACACTGCTAATTCTAATATCTTGTATGGGTCTGGTCTATCAGGTTTAAATCCAAATATATTAAAGTCATGTTTTTCATCTGCCACATAATTCATTCTCCAAGATTTTCTAGTCTGATAATCTATTTGAGCCTGAGCCCCATGGATATATGTTTCTACTGTAGCTTTAGTTGGAATAGTGGTTGTTGTAAAATCTGTAGTGCCTGTCACATTTGCAAGTTGTAGTAGTTCAAATACTTCTTGTGTAGTGCAATATGCTTCTACAGGTCTTTTTCTAATATTTTTAACAGTCGCACCAGTGGTTACACCATTCGGGGCACTTATTCTTATCCAATATGCAGACTGTCCTGCATCAACAGTTGTTTTAGCCCAATCGCTTATCACTCTTATTGGGAAGATTTCTACACCATCTCCTGCAAATCCGTAAGCATCTCCAGAGTATGTGCCATCATCACCATCATCTAAATTAAATTCTTGCGTATCAGGAATAAATTCTTTAAAACTAGACCCGTTGAAATACTCGTATTTTAAAGGTGCTGTATAACTACCTGCTGAATCTATGTCAAATATTGCCATATCAAATTTAGCGTCATCTCCTAAATATAAAAAATCGGCAGTATCTTCTATTACTGTAAATGATGTACCAGTAATAGACCTTGCTTCTAAATCCCTATTAGTAAAGACACCTCCACCGGTATCAATTCTAACATAATCAAATTGTTCGTTTGCCACTGTAGGCATTGGTTAACCCTCCGAGTTTTCCTCCGTTGTTTCTTCAGGCTTTTCTTCTACTACTTCTTCTGGAGCTTCTACTCCTAGTTTACCTCTTAAGTAACCAGCTGCTCCATTTACTTGCTGAATTTTTGTTATTAGCAAATCTCGTTGGTTATTAAGATTAAGTAACTGTTGTCTTAATGTTACAACTTCTTTTTCTAAAGTTTCTAAATCTGTTTTAAGCTCTTCTTGCATTATGCATTTCTCCTTGAACTAATGCCTCTTTTTATAGAGACTCTTCTAATTCTTTTAGGTGGGGCATCTCCCCACACAGGTCTAACCCCATTTAAAAAGGGTAGACAATTGTTTATATGTAATACATGACCATCTTCTTTTTTGTCGTCCCATATGTGTTTGCATTCTTCTGATGCATCATTACATGGTTGAACCATACCGTTAAAGCCACTTACATATAGTATATCATCTCCAGTCAAAATATTTGTGTTTAATATAAAAGATTTACCTCTTCTTAATAAACTTTTTATTTTTCTTTCAACTGTTTTAGTCCTTGCATAGTGTTTCTTGTAAGTTAAAACAGGAAACTCTACATAGTCCTCATTCTGCCACCACTTCTTATCCGTCCAATAATGTTTGTACGTTTTAGTTTCTATTGGCATATGTACCTCCTAAAATCGTATCTTAACTTATTCTAACTTATTTTGCAAGTTCTACTTATATTATACTAACTTTTTATAGAAATCTTTAAAGTTGGGGGTTTATTGTTGGTTGATTCATAAAGGTTCTGCCTTCATTTAAATTTGTTACCCTATCAGCATCTAGTGCCCAATTACCATCTATGTATGTAAAACAATTACCAAAAAATGATGTAGGTGCTGTAACGCCTTCGTATACTGTATGTGTTGAAGAATTTATATCTAATACGATAGTATTCCTGTCATTATGAGTATGTGTAAATTTACATTCATCAGATGTCATGGTTATTATTTGACTATCTTCTAAACAATAAACTACCCTATTATCTGAATTTTTAACTATTATTTTTGCCATTTAACATTGCCTTTTCTTGAGCTTCAATTTGTTTTTTGAAGTCTTCATCTATTGTTTTTAGTGGACCTATAACATTTATCATTTCACCTTGACTACTGCCCGGTGTCAAGTTTTTTGCTCTTTCTTGTAAT